TTTTATTTTTTATCCATCGGAAGGATTCTCAATGGACTGCACGGAAAAGTCTCATGCATCTGATTGGTCGGAAGATATCTCAACCATCTGTAAGAGTTGAATCTCTTACAAATGTATTTATACAAAATACTAAAAACGATAACTTTAGACATAAAAAAAGCCCTCATAAAGAGGGCTTTTTCACTTAATTAAAAGTTTAGGTATTAGCCAATTACTGCTTCGATAGTAGTAACCGCACCAGTTACGCCGTGGGCGTCTGAAGCATCTGCTGTATAGTCAGCGCCTTGAAGAGCGATGAATAATACGTCAGTTGTACCAGCCACGAATGCTGAACCGTCTGCTGTACCTGAACCAGCAACTGTGTGACCTAATGCGCCCATTGCCGCATAGATAGTGCCTAAGTTAGCCGCTGTCATGTTTGTTAGTGCTAATTTAACGATTGTAGTTTTTGAACCTAGACCGTTTGATTGTCCACCTAGTGTATTTGAAGCCATTTTATTTCTCCTTAAAAGAATGTTAATTTAAACTTTGAGATAGTATCTCGTAGTCTTTACTGTTAGGGTTTCATAACCCTACACACTTATTTATCAAAAAGTGAGGATAATTAAGACGTTGTTAACGGATTTTGATTAAAACTTACGAAGTTTTCTATCAGTAGTGTACGTAGTAGCACCTAATCTTTTACCTAGTGCTTGTACTGCCTTATAGCCTGCAATTGCGGCGCCAGCCTGAACTATTGGTTTATCCCATAGTTTTTTGACTGTATCTTTAGCCTCATCACTATCTTTATGCATATAATTACCACGTTTCTGTAATTTTAGAAGTGCAGGCATAATTTCAGCAAGTCTTGCCTTTCTACGCATATATTGTACTAATCTTGTAACTACCAAGGCTCTTTGATTTTGATTAAGATTATCCCAATCACCAACTAATCTACGTAAAGATTTTAACAATCCATCTTGTATATTAAGGTTTCTTTGGTATCTTAGTAAGTATCTTTGTTCAAAAGATGCATCACTTCTATTGTTAGAGAAATGAAGTAGAAATCTCAAAACGTCTGCTTTCTGTAATGAAAGTCTACTCTTTGCTATTTCATCTTTTTCATTATCACCAATATCATTATCTTTGCCCATCAAACGATTGAGAGCCATGTACATATCAGTGCCATTAGTTCTAAAGTAATCAAAGTTTCTATAAGACATTGTACGTGATGCTATATCACCGGCCAACGGAGAGAAGTCATAATCTTTATTAAAGATATTCAATATAAGTAAATGAACAAAAACTAATTCTGCGGCATCATCAATTTTGACACTGCCAGCCATTTGTTTTGTTCTGAATAATCTACTTTCTGATAAAGTATTTACAAGTTTTAATTTACTCATTTTTTGTTCTCTTTCGCAATCCTGTCACATGTTTCACTTGCGTATGTTTTGAAATATCTTGGCGCAAATGCATGTATGAATACTGCAACTGCCGCCTTCTTCAAATTCCAAGCAATACTCAGTGCATGTCTGAAATGTTGCCATCGTGTCATATTTGCTTCGTCTAAATGCAATTTACACTCTTTACTGTACATCACTTCTTCCTTTTCTTACATATCACATGTATTTATCTTATGTGACTGCACCACTTGTGACACGTTTGCTGTTAGGGTGCCTTTTTGATACGAATGTTGAGTGTGACAGATTCTTCTTAGTTGCTCTCTGTCCTCTTTTTGGTGTTTTTACGTGTGGTACTGCTCTTTTTCCCATGGTCTTATTATTAGTAGTTAAAAAATTATCTCTCTTGCCTCATGTTTGCCGCTGTGAACCCTGCTCTATTTACCAGTTTCACATCTTTATCTATTACATAGCCTTCTCCACCTCTTTCGCCATTTGTACTGGCTTCGATATCTGCTGGTTGAGAATCTAAAGTTTTAATAATTTTGTTCTTTGTGGTCATAACACCATTAATGAATTGGAAGATTGCTTCGAAGCCATCACTGTTTTGTCCTACCCACTGAACTACTCGTTCTTTCTTAGGTCCACTTAGTTTTGATGTTTCTACCCATTCACTGAAATTCTTTCCTAGTTTATCTAGGTTGCCTGCTTTTACACTATTATTGATATAAGTGTAAAGAATGTTACCAAAGTCTGCCATTTTTAATTCGGCTGGAACTGCTAGTAACTTATCAATTGCATTTGCATTTGATTTTAGATAACTTTCTAATCTGTCTACTTCTGGCAAGTCAACACCAGGAGATTTAGTAACATATACTGGAGGCATAATCCATGTTTTGCCTGCTTGAAGTTTACCCATATCTACATTGCTTTTATTACCATCTAAGTCAATCACTACATGAACTACAATACCTACATCAAAGTTGATTATCTTTTTACCGATATCACTTTTAGCATCTACTGAATATGTTGTTGTGTTTGGCTTGAATATAAGTCTGCCGTCTTTTGATTGTGGAGTTGAGAACCATAACAAGTCACCGTGTAAGTATCCTCTGAAATCCGCAGGTATAACGCTTTCTACTTTATCCCATATAGTTTTCATATTATTAACAAACGCTTCTTTGTCTGCTACTTTCTCGGGTGACGGGTCTCTCATTTTACGATTGTTAAACATATCGCCTAACGCATCTGCACTTGTTACTCTGCCATTATAACCTTTAGCACCAAATCCACTTTTGTCTGTAAGAACAAATTCACCATTCTCATTGCGACCAAAGATAACGGCTGGTGAGCCATCCCATTTAATGCTTATTGATTTTGGAGAAGTTTCTACTTGATGCAGTTTTGCAATTGCTTTTTGACCACCGACTGAACCATCCCAGATAATTAAGTCTTCTAAATGCTGAATTCTAGCACCTTCTTCATTAAGTGCTTTGTCCAGAAGTTTCTTCATCTTCTGATGAAAACCAATTTGTTTATGACGAGGCTTTCTTGGACCTCTAAATCTTCTTTCTAAGCCTGCGCCTAATATGTCTCTAACTTTCATATCATTTCTTCCCGTATGGGTTTTCACCTGTCATATAAGGTTTTGAAAACCATAACTTGAACCACTCTTTTGTTCCTGGTTCTACTTTATGTTTCTTTTGATACTTAGATTTTTCAGTACCCGTATAGGAAATATTCTCTTGCGTACTATCTTCCATTTGGTATGGCTTATAGATACCTGCTAAGACTTTCAACTCTTCTAGTTGTTGCTTAAGATTCATCTTTTCGTTTCGCATGAGTTATTCCTCTTTTGAATTTTCTCATGTCGCCAGTACGAATGCTATTAACAAGACGTTTTGTTAAGTCCACAGCAATATCATCATCGAATTCACGGTGAATGAATTCAATTAAATTAATTGCGCCAGAAATGATATGTTCGCCTTTTTGTTCGACAAATCTCTCTGGTTCATTTTTAGAAATCGCCATAGAGTTTAACTCTTCGAACAGACTTCTACGTGGTTTCTTACTAGTCATAAAATAATTCTCCTACCAGTATTTATCAATTATCATCAAATGGACTAGCCTTTTTAGACTTAACCATTGCTCGGAGACTCATTGCCGACTCTGTTTTCTCTGGTGGAATAGCAGAATCTGTGTCATTCTTTGTTACTGTAGTTGAATTCTTTAATTTATCCATTATTTTAGCAGTTTGTGAATCATTTGAACCAACTGCTAAATCATCGTCTTCTAAGTCTGAATTACTAATTCGTAAACTATCTCTGTCAAATACTAGATTTATCTTAGAACCAACACCACTAGAACTTCTTGTCTTCAATAATTGTAATTGATATTGGCCACGTTCTCTCATTGCGTTACTAGTAAAGATGCCAATAACATTATCAGCAGTTTGAATTTTAGAGATACCACCAGCAATGTGAGAATGGTCAAATTCGACCTCTTCTACTGCTGAACGATTTAACTGAGATGCCGTCACTACAACTGTTTCAGATTCCATTGCAAAGTTACGAATTTCTTCTGTGACGTACTTGTCTTTGATAAACAAATCACCTGGATTAACTTTCTTCGTTGCCGGCATCAATAGGTCTAAGTAATCAATACAAATACAATCTACATTTTTTCCTGTAACGATTTGAAGTTCTTTTAGATAAGCACGGACATCATTGATTGTCGAACCTGAAGACATATACTTAATTCTAAGCATACCAGATTTCTTACCGATAGTCTTCACTTTCAACTCAACATCATCTAGTTCTTTAAAGATACGTCTAGTACTCTTATCTGTTGCCATTGCATCGATACGCATTGCAGATAATTCTTCTGACAATTCTAAAGTAAGATAGACAACATTCATACCTGCTTCTGCCCAATTCAATGACATATTCTGCATGAACAAAGATTTACCTGAACCAGAACCACCAGCAAAGATAGTTACTTCACCTCGATTAATACCGCCGTAAAGTTTATCATCTAAGTCTTTCCAACCTGTAGTGATTTG